GCCCGGGCGCGCTACGAGGTCGCGAACAACTCCTACGCCAAGGGCATCGTGCTGACGCTGGCGAACTACGTCGTCGGCACCGGCCCGCGGCTCCAGATGCTGACCGACGATCCGGAGACGAACCGGATCGTCGAGCGCGAGTTCACGCGGTGGGCCAAGGCGGTCGGTCTGGCACACAAGCTGCGGACGATGCGTATCGCCCAGTGCGAAAGCGGCGAGTGTTTCGGACTGCTCGCGACCAACCCGCAGGTCGAGGCGCCGGTGCAGCTCGATCTGCGACTCGTCGAAGCCGACCAGGTCGCAACACCAGGCTGGAGGCCGGAGGCTGCAGGCCGTAGGACCGGGCTGCCGCGCGACGCCGACATGGGCGAACGCTCCAGCCTACGGTCTCCAGCCTCCAGCCTTGTTGACGGCATCCTGTTCGACGACGCCGGCAACCCGGTCGCGTACTACGTGCTCAAGCGGCATCCGGGGGAGGTCAACGCGTTCGGCTCGCCGGTGAGCGACTACGACCTGCTGCCGGCCGAAGCGGTCATCCACCTGTTCCAGCCCGAGCGGCCCGGTCAGAGCCGCGGCATCCCCGAGATCACGCCGGCGCTGCCGCTGTTCGCCATGCTGCGGCGCTACACCCTCGCTGTGCTCGGCGCGGCTGAACAGGCGGCGCTGCCTACCGGTGTCATCTACACGGATGCGCCAGCCGACCCCGAGATGGCCCAGGTCGAGCCGATGGACACGGTTGAGATGGACCGCGGCACGTGGCTGACCATGCCTTTCGGATGGAAGATCGGCCAGGTGCGGGCCGAACAGCCCACGACGGTCTACGGCGAGTTCAAGCGCGAGATCATCAACGAAATTGCGCGCTGCCTGAACATGCCATTCAATCTCGCCGCCGGCAACTCGTCGGGCTACAACTACGCCTCCGGCCGGCTCGACCATCAGGCGTTCTTCAAGTCCATCCGCATCGACCAGGCCTATCTCGGCGCGGTCGTGCTCGACCGCGTGCTGCGAGCCTGGCTCAGCGAAGCGGTGCTGATCGAGGGCTACCTGCCGCAGAGCGCCCGCACGCTCGACGCGGAGTTTCCGCACCAGTGGTTCTGGGACGGTTTCGAGCACGTGGACCCGGCCAAGGAGGCTCTGGCACAGGAGAGGCGATTGGCGAACAACACGACCACGCTGGCGGCCGAGTACGCCAAGCTTGGTCTGGACTGGGAGAACGAGCTGCGCCAGCGGGCCCGTGAGAAGGCGCTGATACGCGAGCTGGGGCTGGAAGAGGCCGGAGCCCGCAGGCCGGAGTCTGGAGGCGCTGCGGAAGAGGATAGCGGAAACGACGACACGGAGGTCGCCGATGCCACTGCCGAAGCGACAGCGCGGTGAGTTGCGAAAGGACTTCATCCGTCGGTGCATGGAAAACGACGTCATGAAGCGCGAGTTCCCTGACACCGATCAACGGCTGGCGGTGTGCAATCGTCAGGCCGACGTGTCGGCCGGCGGCCAGATCGCGCTCGTCTGCCTGCCCGGCGACATCACGATCGAGGCGGCGAAGGCCGAGGACGAGGCCGAGGTGATGCCGCGCTTCCGGATGGTGGCCTACACGGGCGACGCGATGCGCGTCGAGGCGCTGCGGCATCCGGTGGTCGTTGATCTGGAAGGCCTGTCGATCCCCTCCCAGCGCCGGCCGGTGCGGTTCGGCCACAGCATGTACCAGGGCGTCGGCCACACCGAACGCATCAGCGTCGAGGACGGGCGGCTGATCGCCGAGGGCGTCGTCTCGCGCGACACGCCGGCGGCGCGGGAGGTCGTCGCTTCGGGCAAGCGGGGCTTTCCGTGGCAGGCCTCGATCGGCGCGGCGGTGCAGCAGATGGAGTTCGTCCGGGCGGGCAAGATGGTGACGGTCAATGGCCGGACATTTGAAGGCCCTCTCTATGTCGCCCGCCGGACCACGCTGGGTGAGATCAGCTTCGTCGATCTCGGAGCGGATGTTAACACGACTGCGACGATCGCGGCGGGAGCAGGCCGGAGGCTGGAGTCCAGAGGCTGGAGCGAAGACAGGGAGATGAACGTCATGGACGACACGAGAGACACCGAAGTCATGGACACGCTGGAAGAGGCGAATCCCACGACGCCGGAGAGCGGCGACGAGCACCAGAACAAGGGCGACGGCCAGGTCGGCGTCGCGCGCGACGCGCAGACGGGCGGCGCCGGCACGGAGGCCGGCACGTCCGTCAACCCCGCTCACCAGACGGCTGATCCGATGGCCGAGATTCGGGCGCAGGCCGTCGAGGAGACCAAGCGCATCGCCGCGATTCGGAAGATCTGTGCCGGTCGCTTCGGCGAGATCGAGGAGAAGGCCATCGCCGAAGGCTGGTCGCCGGAGAAGTGTGAACTCGAGGTGCTGCGGGCTCGTCGGCCCAAGGCGCCGGCGGTGCACGTCATCGACACGTCGATCGATGCTCATGTACTGGAGGCGGCGTGTCTGCTGACCGGCAAGTACGCCAGTGTCGAGCGCGAATTTGATGACCGGACGCTCCAGGCGGCCGATCGGCGCTTCCGCGGCGGCATCACGCTCCAGGAGCTGCTGCTCGAGGCCGCGTGGGCCAACGGCTACACCGGCCGGAACTTCCGCAACAGCCGCGAGGTCCTGCGGCATGCCTTCAGCGGCGACATCCGGGCGGCCTACTCGACGATCGACATCGGCGGGATCCTGTCCAACGTGGCGAACAAGTTTCTGCTGGAGGGCTTCTTCAGCGTCGAGCGGACCTGGCGGAACATCTGCGCGATCCGAAACGTCAGCGACTTCAAGACCGTAACGAGCTACCGGCTGATCGGCCGCGACCAGTACGAGGAAGTCGCCCCCGGCGGCGAGCTCAAGCATGGAACGCTGGGCGAAGAGTCGTACACCAACAAGGCCGACACGTACGGCCTGCTGCTGAGCATCGACCGACGGGACATCATCAACGACGACCTGGGCGCCATCACTACGGTGCCGCGCAAGCTCGGCCGCGGGTCGGGCCTGAAGATCAACGACGTCTTCTGGTCCACCTTCATGGACAACGCGGCGTTCTTCACCGCGGGCAACAACAACTACCTCGAGGGTGCCGACACCGCGCTGGGCATCGACGGCCTGACGAAGGCCGAGGTCGCGTTCCTGAACCAGGTCGACGCCGACGGCAAGCCGATCGGCGTGATGCCGGCCGTCATCTTGGTGCCGACGTCGCTATCGGCGATGGGCACGATGCTGTTCAAGTCGCTGGAGATCCGCGACACGACGGTGTCCACGAAGTACCCGGTGGCCAACCCGCACGCTGGCAAGTTCCGCGTCGAGGTCAGCCGCTACCTGAGCAACGCCCAGTACACCGGCAGCAGCGACAAGGCGTGGTACCTGCTGGCCGACCCGTCCGACCTGCCGGTGATCGAGGTCGCGTTCCTCAACGGTCAGGAGAGCCCGACGATCGAGACCGCCGAGGCGGACTTCAACGTGCTGGGGATCCGCATGCGCGGCTATCACGACTTCGGCGTCGCGCTCCAGGAGCCGCGGGGCGGGATCAAGAGCAAGGGTGAAGCATAGGCCAGGGAGTTCGCGATGGCACAGGCGACGTTTGTGCATGACGGGGCATCGATTGACTACACACCAACCGCGGACGTGGCCGCGGGCGAAGTAGTCGTGCAAAGTGAGCTGGTCGGCGTCGCGAAGACGCCCATCGCGGCGAACACGCTGGGCGCGCTCGCGGTCTCCGGCGTGTTCGACTTCGCGAAGGAGGCCGGCGGCGGCGTGACGTTCGCGGTCGGCGACCCGGTCTACTGGGACGACACGAACAACGTCGCGGTCGCCACCGACGGCGGCGGGGCCAACAAGCTCATCGGCAGGTGCGTGAAGGCGGCGGCCGACGCCGATTCGACGGTGCGCGTACGGATGAGTCAATAGCCAGGAGTCTGGAGTCCGGGGTCTGCAGGGCCGGCATTCGCAGGCGATCCACGGCATACAGCTCCGCGGTCTCCGGACTGCGGACCGGGGACTGAACGATGGACCTGCTCGATCAGGGTCTCGCCTGGCTCGAAGACCGGCGCCATGAGCACCTGACGCGGCCGGTGGTCTACGAGCGCGACGGCGATTCGGTCGAACTGGCTGCGACCATCGGGCGGACCCTGTTCGAACAGACTGACGAGTATGGGATCGTGCACCGCATCGAGTCGCGGGACTTCCTGGTGCGGGCCGCAGACCTGGTGCTCGCTGGCCAACCCACGCTGCCGCAGGCCGGCGACCGCATCCGCGAGAGCGACGGCGGCGTGACCCACGTGTACGAGGTCATGGCCCCCGGCACCGAGCCCCCCTGGCGCTACAGCGATGTCTACCGCCGCACGCTGCGGATCCATACCAAGCACGTGGCCACGGAGGGACAGCCATGACGGAAGAGCATCGACGCGACCTCGAGGCCGTTCGCGCGGCGGTCTTTGGTGATGGGGAGCCCGAGAAGAGCCTGCTGGTGCGGATGCAGCGCGTCGAGCAGCGCCTGACCACGATCCAGCGGCTCAGCCTGGCCACACTGGGCGGTGTGGGAGCTTTGCTGGTCCAGCTCCTGGGTGCGTGGATCGAGCAGTTGCTGAGGGGTTGAACGATGCCGGACAGCACGATCGTCCAGGTCGCCGATGCCGTGGTCGCGAGCCTGAACGCCGGCTCGTTCAGCCAGGAGTTTACCGCCGAGCGGCGGTACCGGCCGACGTTCGAGCTGGCCGACCTCGAGACGCTGCGCGTCAGCGTCGTGCCCGGAAGCCTGGAGATCATCAATGCGACCCGGACCGCCAACTACTTCGACTGCAGCCTCGACATCGGCGTTCAGAAGCGCATCAACCTCGAGCGGCCGGAGCAGATCGATGCCCTGATGCGGCTCGTCGAGGAGTTGGTGCAGCACCTCTGGAATCATCGCCTGGAACTGATGCCGGAGGCGGTCTGGCTGCGCATCGTCAATGAGCCTGTCGTGGCGGCCGAACACCTTGACCAGCAGCGCGTTTTCACGAGCGTGCTGACGGTCACCTACCGGGTGCGCAGGTGAGACATGGCGGCGAATCCGTTCTTCAAGATGGTCACCGCCGACCCCAACGAGTGGCGGAAGCTGTCCGACACCCCGCTGGTCCTGGCGGCGAAGGTGCTGATCTGGAACACGGGCACCCCACTGAGCGACCTTCAACTTCGCTGCGACGGCAGCGATCCGGTCAATCTGCCCAAGAACAAGGAGTTCACCCTGGAAGGCGTCGATCTGTCCCGGATCGAGGTCAAGGGAGAAGCGACGTACCGCGTGACTGTCATCGGTTACACGCGTTGATGGAGGATGAACGATGGGCGTCAGGCTGGGCATGGAAGCCAAGCTCTACTACGCGGTCGGCGGCCAGGGCGGCCAGTGGAACGAGCTGACGAATGTTCGGGATGTGACCCTCAACCTGGAATCCGGCGAGGCCGACGTCACCACGCGGGCCAACCAGGGCTGGCGGGCCACGATCGCCACGCTCAGGGAAGCCAGCGTCGAGTTCGAGATGGTCTGGGACACGGCTGACGCCGGTTTCACCGCGATCAAGGATGCCTACTTCAACGGTGACAAGATCGGCCTGCGCATTCTCGACGCCGAGGACGGCCAGGGGCTTCAGGCCGACTTCTCGATTACGAGCTTCAGCCGCAGCGAGCCGCTGGAGGAGGGCATCACCGTCAGTGTGACGGCGAAGGTGACCTACTCGGACACGCCGCCGAGCTGGATCGGTGGATAGAGATGACTGCGGAGCGTGAAGCAGTCAAGAAGCTTGTAAACATTGAGCCCTTCCCCTGCTGCGTGCACTACTGGCCGCCGGAAGGGGAATGGTGGAACGACTACCCCGACCTGGGGGAGCAGGTCATTCGCGTGACGAATGCGGTGTGTCTGCATGCGAAGCACCGCTATTCCTGGGAGCCGGCTTTGGAGCTTGCCGGGACGATCCGCCCCTCGCCCCGAATCGTGCTCTATGACACACCCTTCCACCACGTAGAGAACCCGGATTCGGCTCGACTCGGAGTCAACTTGCCCGCCGAGCTCGACCGGCTACTGGAGGCGATCGCGCTTTTGCAGCATTTGGCGGGGCGTTCCATTTCTGTGATCTACATTGACTGTGAGGTGTTTGATCTCCGAGGGGCGTCCGCTGAACTGCAAGACACTACGTCAGCTCTTTACGCGATGATCGACTCGACCATTCGGGGAGCCGCGGTCGGCGCTGCCGTCTGGTGGCATGGCGCCCCGAACAAACGCCGTGGGACCGGCTATCGGTCGCATCACTTGGAAGCCGTTTGCCCGGCGTGCTACGACCCGCTGCGGCCGGTGAATCAGCTCTATCGACTGTGTAGTTACGTGCGGCTCGCCCGCGAGGTCTGGCCCGAGCGGCGCATCCTGGACATTGTGCCCTGCGTGTCGCTCGGTGCGGGATTGGCAGATGGCAGCAAGTTCTCGAAGGATCTGCTGGTGCCGGCTCGGTTCTACGAGGAGTTCGGACAGATCCTCGCTCAACAGCGAGAGGATTGGCGGATCACGAACCTCGGCGCCTACCCGACGCCGGACTTGGCGATGACGCCCGGCTGGGTTGATGGACTGATCGCACTGCGCAAGGGCTGGGCTGAGGGGGCGGGGAAAGGATAGACGATCATGCTGCGGGCTGCTGCTATCTTGCTCGGTGTAGTGCTGCTCTCCGCCTCGGGCTGGAGCCAGGACTACCCCGTGCTGGAGTACGAGGCCGAGTTCGTCGGGGCTCCGAACGGTGTCCAGCTCAGCAGCGTTGTGGGGATCGTCGATCAGTGGACGATCATTGGCAGAGGAAAACTCCGACCGGCGCCGGATCCGGGCTGCATTTCCTGGGTGAGCTGGCACTGGAACCCGGTTCATGGCTTCACGCTGTTCGGTCAACCCGACGAACTTCGCGACGTGTACCACGTGGAGGCCGTTGCTCCAAACGGGCGGTGCATCGTGGCCACTTGGCATCATCGCCACGTCTGCGGGTCGATCTCGTTGATGGAATGGAGCCTGGGCGCTGGCTGGGGATCCGAGCGTGGTGGAATGGGGCCGCCCTACTACGGCGCAAGCGCGATCACTACGCGCGGTGACCTGGCTGGTCGGGTCTGGCGGGATCCCGAAGACGGAGCGCCCGGGAGCGACTATTTCCTCTGGTTCGAGATCTGGGACGATGATGCCGGCGACTGGACGCGTATCCAGACCTGGGAGCGCGCCGACAGACGCATGCCATACGCATGGGCCGCAGATGCTCTGATGGTGGTGCTCCGCCAGCCGCGGCGACTCACGCTCTGGCATTTTGGCGACCTCGGCAGCTACGAGATCGTGAATCTGTCGGACGGCTTCGATCGTGCGGCCCCGCTGGCGGCTTCCGCCGGCGGGAAGTTCGCCTGTGCTCTCAAGCCCGTCGGCGGACGTTTCTACTGTCAGCTCGGCATCCACGACGTCGCGGCCGGCACCTGGCTCATCTACCCGTGCGTCTATCAAACAACGCCAGGGAACGCGCTGGTCCGCGAGGACGGAATCGTGGTCTGGGAACAGTACGGGCTCTATGTGGGGTTGACGGACGGTACGGTCTACCAGATCGATGTGCCGTATGGAGTGTACATGCATCCAGGTGCCCTGCTTGAAGACCCCGGCTGGCCTCCGACGTTTGTCGCAATCCAATGGTGGCCCCAGGAGGGGCTCTGTGTTCTGCGACCCGTGGATCGCGGAAAGCCAGCTCGCCGGGATGACGAGGGCTCGCTCCCGTAACGGCAGTTGAGGAGAGATGAACATGCCGACAAGCAGACTGACGATCAGCGGCGACATCGGCGGCATTTCGATGCTTTCGACCATCAACCGCAGCGCCGACGGCCAGGTCGGACACGACGTCACGCTGCCGGCAGCGACGGCGGGGACCGTCTCGTCGTACACCGCCGGTCCGCCGGAGCAGTGGACGTTGAACCTGCCGGGCCATGGCCTGGCGGTCAGCGACATCATTGACGTTTACTGGGATGCGGGGCGCCGCTACGGCATGCAGGTCGTGGATGTCACCGGCGATGACGTGACGATCCAGGACGGCTCGACCGCCGGCGGTGACAACATCCCGACTACCCAGGGCTACGCGGTCACGGCGAGCCGGCAGACGACGATCGACACCGACTTCGACGGCGACCTGCTCACGCTGATCGGCGCGCTCGCGAAGGCCCGGGCGCATCTGGGGTTCTTTGATGCCGGCGGCGCGCTCGTGCTCTCGGTCGACCTGACTGATTCGGAGCTCTGGTACTGGGCCAGCGGCGGGACGGCGTCGAACCCGCTGGCGGGCAAGGTCATCGATTACGTGGTCGCGACGCAGGCGGACAGCAGCGCGGCGGCCAACCTCAAGCTGGGCCTGATTTACGACAGTACGGCTTGAGCAGGCTCGAGGCTTCAGGCGGGAGGCTGAAGCAAGCGATCAGCCGCGAATCGCACGAATCAAGCCACTGAGGACTTTGGAGGTTTCGACACATGCAGCGCTCAGGACTTGAGCCTGTTCTTCCGTCAGGTAGCCGAGCCGCGAAGCCAGCGAGGCCTGGTACTCGAGCTCGCGTGCCGAGCCATAGGCCATGTCCAGGAACCGCAGGAATTCGGACTCTGTGTGACGAGCGCAGCCCTCGACGATGTTGCAGGCGATCGATACGGCGGCCCGCCGCATCTGGGCTGCGAGACCGAAACGCTCCTCGCTCGGGAAGTGGCGCGTCGCTTCGTAGACCCGCAACGCGAGCGCATCCGCCAGTTCAAACGCTCTCAGCTTGGTGTGATCGCGCATGCGGAAAGGCTACAGCCTCCAGCCTACGGACTCCAGCCTCATGACGGGCTTTACCGACAACGCAGGCCGCAGCTGGACCCTCGCGATCAACGTAGACGCGATCAAGCGCGTCCGTAGGCTGGTCAGCGTGGACCTGCTCGAAGTGCTCGACGGCTCGTTGATCGAGCGGCTGGTTCGTGACCCCGTGCTCTTGTGCGATGTGGTCTATGCCATCTGCAAGCCCGAGGCGGACAGCCGGGGCGTCAGTGACGAGGACTTCGGCCGGGCGATGGCCGGCGACGCGATCGAGCAGGCCACGAAGGCCCTGCTGGAGGAACTGACGGATTTTTCCCCGAACCCGCGGGACCGGGCGGCGCTGCGCCGCGTGATCGAGACGACCTGGAAGGTAATGGAGCGGGCCCGCGACCTGGTCGAGCAGCGGCTCGGGAGCGGGGAAGTCGAACGGCTCGCGGAACAAGCGCTCGCGAGTGTTGGCGAATCATCTGGCACTGCGCCGGCGTCGTCGGCATCGATCCTGGACCGCTGACGCTGCGCGAGCTGCTGGCGATGGCCGAGGCGAAGGCCCGCGACGAGTGGTCGCGCACCAGTGCTCTGATGGCGCTGATCGCCAACTGTCACCGCGACCCAAAGAAGACGCGGGCCTTCCGGCCGCGCGACTTCGACCCGTTCGCCCAGCCGGCCAGGCCGGTGAAGGTCGACATCAGCGTGCTCAAGGATGTGTTCATCGATGGGAAGATCCCGATGGAGGCGAAGCGATGAAGTCATGGAAGACGACTCTGGCGGGGGTCGCCGGCGTGGTGGCGGCGATCGCCTCGGCAATCCAGGCCGAGTTCGACAGCGATCCGGCCACGGTGCCGGACTGG